CCCATTCTTAAAAGCGACATAAAAATTGCGGCACCGGCACTATGGATTGTCCCGTTACCAAAATTTAATTGTAGCCAGGCAATAATCATTGCCCACACATCAGGCTCTTTCATCGGCATTGTTTTCTCCGCCGTGTTACGGCAATAAAAAAGCCCACGCGTTAACGTGAGCTTGAATTTAGGTAATAAAAAACCCCGACCGTTTCCGATCAGGGTGTTGCAATAAGTATTAAGGATATTTTATGAACCAATCTTAAACCCATATATAGTGTTTTAAATAAAGAAAACCCACTATATGTTGTATATAGTAGGTCAAAGGCGGCACTTTTGCAAGTATTTTTAAAATATTTTCAAAAAACTCAAAGTAGCGTAAATTTTTGGATCGTGAATAATCATTCCGAACATTATATAAATTGCCGCATCAAGCTTATCTCTGACTGTTCGGCGACTTACATCAAGCGCTGTCGCTAACTCATCTTGCGTCTTGTTATATACAAAGTGCGCAACCAATAATTGATGATACTCTTGATTAATATGCCATAATCTCGTAACCATCTCATCAAGCAACATCCCTTGTGCATCGGTACAACGACCACCAGTATAACAAGTTTGCTCAAGATTGAGCATGCTCAGCGCAAAGCGCGGATATTCCGTTCCATACCGACAATTTCCCCAATGCCCGTAGCCTTTTAAAATATTAACAACGTCTTTGCGCTCCATCCTCAACCTCATTAATGCTTACTAATACTTTACCGTCTTTGATAACTCCGCTCCGTATAATGCGGAGATCATCTATAACACTGTCATCCACCAACACACCGGCTTTAACCAGCGAATCTAGCAGTGCTTTAAAAAGATTATCCAAATCACGGTTGCGTTTATCCGGCATATACGCCTCAACTACTACCGCCGCACGTTTACCAACGGGGAATCTCGAAGAATGTCTTGTAATCCATGCCACTTGCTCAGCGTAAGCCCGCCCTTTTTGGCTAATTAATGTTTTGCTACCAACACGGCGCCAATAAGTATTAACCGTTGGTGGAAATGGGAGATCAAGAAATATCCGCATCGGGTAAATCCTCCTTTTTAAGCGATCTCAATCGCACCGACTTTGATCGAGTATGTAAAAAACTCATACCATAACTGCGCTTGAGTCCCATATTTTTGCTCAAACTCCGCTGTGTTTTGGTGTAGCTCATTGTGGTGATATCGGCAAAGCGGAATTGTTGACGTGTCGTTATCTTTACCGCCCATCATGCCTTGCCCTTGTCCGATTAAGTGATGTGGGTCATCGGCTTGTTTACCGCAGCACACACACGGTTGTGATTTAACCCATCTAAGCCACTTTTCGGATCGGATAAATTGAGCCTTAGGGCGCGCCATGTACTGTAACGGCGGATCTTCATCAACTTTTAGTTTCAACACAGCATTTTTCAGGTTGTCGTAATACGGCTTGGTAGGGACTTCAGTCCCAAGCGAAAATTCTTTGTTGTCGGTGCGTGGTGGTGGGAGTTTGAAAAAACGGCGTAGCGCTTTGTCTGATAGCGGTAATCCATGCTTTGCCGCAAATAAAACCACGTCCGCCAGCGTTAAAGTGCGGTTATGCCCCAAATCATGCTGTATGCGTGAGATGATGTACTGCTGGATATTGCTTTCCACCACCGCGCGGACTTTTTGCTCGTCGATTTTTCCGGCGCGCACTTGATTGTCATGATGCCAGCAAGTGCGGATAAATCCGCCAGCAAATTCGGTAATAGTTAATTCGTGGTGGCAGTATTCGCCATCGCGTAACTGGCATTGTTTAATGCCGCCAACAAATTCTTTTAGCAATGCGGGCTTAACTAATTTTGACCGCACTTCCGGGTTTGCAATAAATCTGGCAATGTGAGGTCTGATTTGCTGATTGTCGCCTTGCCCCTGATAGTCCACCAACCCCGATTTCTCCCGAGCAAATTCGGTGGGAGCGGGAATCAAAAGAAAGCGATTATCAAGCAAAGTGCGGTCGATTTTGGGCAGGCGAAACATCAGCAAACCCAAATCGTTTTGTATATACGGGGTTAATAACAAAGCACGCATTATTTACCTCTCGCGGGCTTGTACTCTTTGCCGACAAAGCGGTAAATGTCTTTAATGTCGATGTAACGTGTCACCTGCGGGCTATTTTTGTGTGCTGGATCGAATATCGCGACCAGATTCCCACGCATGATTTTTTCGCCCTTGCCCGTAACAGGATTAACAAACGGAATCCGCCCTCCTACGATGTAATTAATCTCCGTAGCGTTGTTTAAAACCAACCCGAACCACTCGGTTGAAAAATCAACTGGCAAAAGTGCAATTATTTTGCAACGTGTCGCGTTAAACAATTCCACCAGCGACTTAATGTATTTTTTAGGGTTGCTGTATGGAGGATTGGCCCAACAAACATAATCCGTTAAATCAGCGGGCGATGCGTCAAAAAAGCTGTTTTCTGGGGTGTAAAACTCTGCCGCTAATGCGTTATCTTTGCTCGCGAAAAGATCCATTGTGATTTGGTGCTGATAGTTGTAATAATTAAAAAATTCTATCGGTGTTTGGTAGCTGTCTTTTTGCTGTTTTGTTTTGGCTGTCATCTATGCCGCCTTAGGTTTAAACATTGCTTTGATTGAGTTAATGTATTCTTGTGCTTTTTCGGGTGTTGTCGGCACGCTTGTTTGCGCCTGAAGTTGCTTACGCGGCTCCGGTATCTCCTCTCCGCTCTCAATGCGTTTTACCATTGCTTTGAGTGCGATCTCTCCCTCTTTGCGTAACTCCGCAGCTGACCAACCATCACGGCGACCACGTCCGCACAAATCCGTTAAAAGCCAGTACTCTGCGTTGGATTTAAAGTTAAATTGCAACTCGTCATCTTGCCCGTAAAAACCCTGGAATTTAGCTACTCTTGCTGGCAATTCGTCCGCTGTCGGTAATCCAAGCTCCACATAATCAACGGTATTACACCAGTTAATAAACTGTCCTACGCTTGGGAAAAATGCGCTTTTTCCGTTTGCCGCAATGTCTAGACCGCGTTTTAATTTTTGCGGTGTTACCACGCCAGCTTTTGTCAACTCCTCAAGCCATACCTGCTTTGCGTAGTTGTAATCGTCAGCGGTGGCGAAAGCTTGACGCCATGCGGGATGTAGGGCTTTCAAGCGCTGAAACATACGATCCACCAGCTTGACAGCGTTATCCGTTACGCGTGTTTGGGTTGTTAAATTACTCATCGCGTAGCGCCTCCGGAAGTATATCGACAGGTATGTTAAGAGTACGTCCTTGAGCCCATGTCCCGTTATCGGCAAACTCATCATGTCTGGCGGTGGTTACTTGTTGGTTTTTAGATTTAAGCTCAAAAAGACCCGTCCAAGTGTTGGCGATGGATTGTTCTAGAATTTCGCTTGCTGTTGCAGTATTGCCGCCACTAAGTTTTAAGAGATTTTTTAAGATGCTCTCCAAAGTGCCTTGGGTCTTAATCTCTGCGTTTTTTCCTTTTGCTTTACGCATTTTGCAGTAAGCAGACCATTTGGTGCGGTCGATATAATCAATACCAAAATCTTGTAGAGATTGATCTTCAAAAACCAACCCGTCTAAATTTTCAGGGTTAATTTTTTCGGATTTTTTCGCACGCGTATTACTAACCGTTAGGTTAGTATTTGTATTTTGTGTAGTGTTTTTAATATTGTTTTTTGTGTGTTCACTTTCTGAACTAGTGACTAGTTCACTTTCTGAACTAGTGTGGTTCACTTTCTGAACTAGTTCACTTTCTGAACTAGTACTATTTCTGAACAAGTTGATGGCGTAAACGGAAGTATTTCTCGCTCCGACTTTGCGGACTAAAAGACCGGCATCTACAAGGTTTTTTAACGCGTTAATTACCGCAGTTTTACCCGCGCCAGTAAAAGTCACAAATTGGCTAAGTGAAATTGCATCAAACTCTTTGCTCCAACCTTTGGTTTTGCGGATTACAAGCAAATAGCATTTAAGCTCAACGCCGCCAAGCTCCGCCATTAAGTCATCAACTAACGCATTCGGAACTTGAAAAGAATTTGGGATAAAACGATTATCTGTACTCATGACATCAACTCCGATGCATAACGATTAGCGATCCACTGGATCCCTTTAGCGGTTACGCGTGTTTGTGTAAAATCATAACCATTATCCGTAATACCCGTTTTAACCGTGAATAACTCCTGGGTATGGGCCTTTTGGTATGGAAGAAGATTATTTGATTGACGATATAAAACTTTGTCAGCAACTAATCGATTAATCATCTCACGCTCAGGCATTTTTAAAATTTTTGCCGTTTCACGCAGAGATTTACTACCGGAAAACTCCACGTAGCGATCCACAAATTCTGCTTTCGGGCGCATTTCCTCTACGCGTTTTTCCGCCAACAGTTTTTGTTGTTCTGCCAGCTCTCGTTTCTCAAATTGTTCCGCCCAAGCTCGAGCAGATTCCGCAGGGTTTGTAAAATCCGGTAAAAGTGCAGTCGTTTTTTGTTGATTTTCTAATTCTTCCAGACGGTCAATGATTTTTGCCCGCAGGTCGATTCGGTATCCGCTAACTAAAATCATTACTTCGCGTTTTGGTAGGTAAAAGCACTGATACTCGTTACCTTGGCTGGTTTTATACGTTCCTAAAAAATCAGGAGCGTTAAGATTTAGTTCGGTAAGCATTTTTTTTACGTCTGTCATCACGTTGTCGTGGCGCTTTCCGCATAATTGAGCAATCTCAACAGTGCTCATCGTCAAAATGCTTGTATTTTTTGCTGAGATAGTTAATAATCTATCCATATCTTGATAACTCCTTGCGAGTGTAAATAGCCACGGTTACAGCCGTGGTTTTTTATTTGCCTGAATTTCTCAATACTGCCCAATCGACATCGGGGCGCAGTTCTTCACACATCACCTCGCCGTTTGTCAGCTTTTCGATCTCAATACAACGTTCTGCCGAAACCTGCACAACGCCATTCAACCACTGCCAAACTTGCGCTCTGGTAACGTTTAATGCTTTTGCTAATTCAACTTGTGATCCAAGTTTTTCAATCGCTTTTCCTAGTGCAATCTGTTTTTTATTCATGCCTTACAACTCTTGTATATCAACATAATACTAAAGTATAAAATAAATATACATTCAGGTAAAGTAATTTTATATTTAAAAAGTATAATAAAACTTTACAATA